CCGCGCGGCGCGGGCGCCGGCCGCGCTCACGGCCAGCCGGCGGCGGCCGCAGACCCTCACCCTGGACCAGGCGGCCGCGCAGCTCGCCGCGCAGTACGTCGACGGCGGCCGCACCGCGGCGGCGTTGAACGCCGCGCTGGCCAACATCACGCCGACCAGCACCGGGTCGGCGAACACGTCGCCGCCGCAGTGGCTCGGCGAGCTGTGGACACCCGAATACGTTCAGCTGGATTGGGCGAACGCGATCAGCACCGCGACGCTCACGTCCATGCGGCTGACCGGGTTTAAGCGGGTTCCGCCGGGCCCGGTCATTTCCCCGTACGCCGGCGACAAGGCACCGATCCCGACCGATGGCGCGCTGGGGTTCGGCCCGGTCGACGTCACCGCGCACCGGCACGCGGTCGGCGCCGATTTTGACCGTATCTGGATGGATTTCGGCGACGAATCCGTGATCAACACCTGGTTGCGGCTGGTGTCGCAGGACTACGCCAAGAAATTGGACGCGGCGATCGGCGCGGCGATCCTGGCCGAGGCAACCGTCGTCGCGACGCCGGCGGTAAACGTCATCGAGGCGGTGACCGTCGCGGCGCAGACCCTGAAACGGGCCGGCGCGTCGGTGTCGTTCGTGGCGCTGGCGTCCGACCTGTTCGGCGATTATCTGTCGATCACGACGGCGGACGCGCCGTGGTGGCTGGCGTCGACGTCGGCGGTCGACCTAGCCGCGACGCCGAACGGGTCGAACGGGAACGTGAACGGCATCAAGATTTTCGAGTCGGTCGCGCTGCCCGATGGCACCGTGACGGCCGGCGACCGGCGGGCGGCGACGCAGTACACACCGCGCGGTAACCCGTTCAACGTCCGGGCGGTCGACGTCGCGGACGGCGGGATCGACGTCGGCGTGTTCGGCTACTCCGCCGAGCTGATCAACGACCCGTTGGGCATCGTGACCGTGTCCGTAGCGACCATCCCCTAACCGCCGATGCCAGCCTATGAGCCGACCTGGTTGTCCGTCGCCGACGTCAAGGAACAGTTGCGGCTAGCCGGCGCCGACACGGCCGACGACGACCTGGTGACCAGGTGCGCCGCGGCGGTCGAGCCGCAGGTCCAGCGGGCCCGACCCGACCAGGTCGCCGCGCCGACGCCGGCCGGCCGGGACGCCCGGGGCCGGATCACCGCGGCGGTCGCCGGCGGCTACTACCCGGACGCCGAGGTCTACCAGGCGGCGGTGATGCTCGCCGCGCGGCTGGTCCGCCGCCGGAATTCGCCGGGCGGCGTCGAATCGTTCGGCGAATCCGTCACGTACGTGTCGCGGTACGACCCGGAAATCGCCCGGGCGTTGCGCACCGGGTTATGGGCGTTGCCCGGTGTCGGGTGAACGTCGCCGACGCGGTCCAGGGCGTTGTCGACCGGCTGATCGCGGTCGGGATTCGGGCGACCCTGGACGAACGGGACATCAACCCGCCGTGCGTGTTCGTGGCGCCGCCGCCGATCACTTGGCGGTTTGCCCGCAACGATTTCGATGCCGAGTTCACCATTTACGCCGTGACCGGCGCCGCCGGCCGATCCGTCGACCTGGTCAATCTCGGCGACCTGCTGGACGACGTCACCGCGGCGCTCCAGTTCGCCGCCGTGCGCGGCGAGCCGGCGAGCCTGCTGGTGCCCGAACAGGCGGCGCCGCTGCCGGCGTACCGGCTGACCTGGACCGAACGGGTCCGCCAACCACGCACAACCGTTAAGGAGAGCTGACCATGCCCGTACTCGGACCCGGCACGCTGACGATCGGCGCGACCGGCACGGAAATCGACGTGAGTTGCTTGGTCAACGGCGCCCGCATCACGCCGACGAAAAACGAGGGCGACGAAACGCAGAAGCTATGCGGGACAAAGGTTCCCGGGTCGATCACCTACACGGCGAAACTGTCCGGGAACGTGGATATCGACCCGGACGCCGGCGCCGCCGGGTTGTTCGCGTTGTCGTGGGCGCAGCCGGGCAGCGAACAGGATTTCGTGTTCGTGCCGAACACGGCCGAGGGCACGTCGGCGGCCGGCACGCTGATCATCGACCCGCTTGATTTCGGCGCCGACAAGTACGGCGACACGCTGACCAGCGATTTCGAGTTCACGATCAGCGGTGACGTGACCTACACCTACGCCGGCGGCGCAACGGCGGTGATGCGGATCAACACGCCGATCCAGCGGGCGAAGATCCCGCCGCCGACGCCGGCGCCGGTGTGAGCGGCGGCACGGTCGAGCTGGTCGGCGGCGAACAGTTCGCCCGCACCATGCACGCGCTCGCCGCCGAGCTGCAGAACCTCACGACGGCGCACCAGGCGGCCGGCGCCGAGGTCGCCCGGGCGGCGGCCGCCCGGGCCCGCCGGAAAACCGGTGCGCTGGCCGCGTCGTTCGGGCCGCTGGTCACCGGCGGCGGCGTGACGATCAGCTCACCGCTGGTCTATGCCGGCGTCCAGGAATTCGGGTGGTCGGCGCACGGCATCACGCCGTCGCTGGCGTTGACGTCGGCGCTGGACGAGTCGGCGCCGCCGGTTGAATCCATCTATTTCGACGCGGTCGATACCGCGGTCGGTCAAGTGAGAGGCAAGTAATGGGCCCGCAATCGCGCAACCTGGTGCCGGTGCCGGAAACCACGGTCGAGCTACCGGACGGCCCGTTCGACGTGCCGGTCGCCCGGTCCGGGCTGACGATCCCCCGTATCCGGGTCGTGCCGGCGGCCGGCGACCCGTACACGGTCCAGGTCTATAACCCCGACCTGCTGCTGTATGAGGAAACGGCGGCGACGCACCGCTGGAAAGGGCCCGGCGACGCGCCGTTCCGCTGGTTGACGTTCCTGGCGTGGGCGGCCAGCCGGCGCACCGGCGTGATCGGCGATGATGTCACGTGGGAGTCGTTCCGCGCGACGACGCTGGAAATCGTGAACGTGGATTCGCCGCCGGCGGACCCTACCCGGCCGGGAGTCGTTCCCGGCTGATCGTGGAAATCGCGGTCGCGACGTCGACCGCGCCGGCGCAGTGGCGCGGCGAGTCCGATCACGTGCTGGCAACCGTGGTCGACGTGCTCGCCGACCAGGCGGACGCGATACGCAACGCGAGGCGGTGAACGATGGCACGCGGAATCGAGCTGCTGGTCCGGATCGCGGTCGACGCCGCCCGGGCCGGCGCCGATATCGACCGGGCGGCCAGCTCGGCCGACCGGTTCAAGTCCAGCGTGGAAACGCTGGCCGTGCCGGCGACGATCGCCGTCGCCGGCGTCGCGGCGTTCGGTAAATCGGCGGTCGACGCGGCCAGCGCCGCGCAACAATCGGTCGGCGCCGTTAACAGTGTGTTCGGCGAATCGGCCGGCGTGATCAACGGGTGGGCCGCGGCCGCCGCCGACGCCGCCGGGTTGTCGGAGTCCAGTTATCAGCAGATGGCGGCCGGGATCGGCGCGCAGCTCCAGAATCTCGGCGTCGACCAGGCAACCGCGGCCGCCAACACCGGCGACCTGATCACCATGGGCGCCGACCTGGCCGCGACGTTCGGCGGCTCGACCGCGGACGCCGTGAACGCGCTCGGCTCGGCGCTGCGCGGCGAGGCCGACCCGGCCGAGCGGTACGGGCTGGCGCTGTCCCAATCGGCGGTGAACGCGAAGATGGCCGCCGATGGCACCGACAAGCTCACCGGGTCGGCGGCGGCGACGGCGAAGGCGCAAGCCGTGCTGGCGCTGGCGACCGAACAGTCCGCGAAATCGGCCGGCACGTTCGCCCGGGAGTCCGACACGGCCGAGGGCAGCGCCGCCCGGGCCGCCGCGACGAACGAAAACGCCGCCGCCGCCATCGGTGAAGGGCTGCTGCCGGCGTACACGGCGCTGCAAGGCGTGCTGAAATCGGTCGGCGAATTCATGCAAGAGAATTCGACGCTGGTGCTGGTGCTCGCCGGCGTGATCGGCGGGCTGGCCGCCGCGGTGCTGATCGTGAACGCCGCGCTGGCCGTGGCGTCCGCGGCGACCGCGGCCTGGACCGCGATCCAGACCGTCGCGTCCGGGATCACGACCGGGTTCACGGCGGTGATGGGCGCCCTTAACGCGGTGATGGCGGCTAACCCGGTGCTGCTGGTGGTGATCGCCGTGGTCGCGCTGATCGCCGGAATCATCCTGCTGTGGAACAACTGTGAAGCGTTCCGCAATTTCGTGATGGGCATGTGGGAAGCGATCGCCGGCGCCGCGACCGCGGCCTGGTCGGCGATCAGCTCGGCCGCGTCGACCGCGTGGAACGCGATCCGCTCGCTGGTCGGGTCGGTCGTGTCGGCGATCAGCTCGGCGATCAGCTCGGCCGGCGACACGGTCCGCAATGTCTGGTCGGCGATCGGGTCGGCCGCGGCGTCGGTCTGGAATTCGATCAGCTCGCTGGTCGCGTCGGTCGTCGCCGGGATCGCGTCGGTCGTGTCCGGGATCGTCGGCGGGATCGTGTCCGCGTGGAATTCGATCCGCTCGGCCGGCGAGAGTGCTTGGCAGGCGCTGAGTTCGATCGCGTCCAGCGTGACAAGCGCGATCAGCGGGTTCGTCTCGACCATGTCGGCGGCGATCACCAGTGTGTTCAACACGATCCGATCGGCCGGCCAAGCGATCTGGGGGCCGATCCAGTCGGCGGCGTCCGCGGCGCTCGGCGCGATCATGGGAATCATTAACAACGTCAAGGGCGCGATCGACGCCGTGGTCGGCGGGATTCAATCGGCGTTGTCGTGGGTCGGCAACC